AATGTTTCAATCAATTTAACCACCTGCCTTATCACTTTTTTGTAACAAAAAAATCACAATCAAATTAATGACTGTGATTTAATGTTTCTATTTAATTTTCAATTTGGTCTAGTAAATTTTCTACTACTATTCAAAAAATATTTCATCTAGAACTTCAACAGGATAAGTATTTATTAGTCCGTATCGGCTGTCAACTGTTGTTCCTATTAATAAATCCTTTTCCCTGCATATCTTAGTCGCTTTCTTTCCTATAGAAGGTGCGTGGTATGATTTTGGCTTTATTCCTTTTATATTGGCATAAGCTATTACTGTCAGATGGTTGCTTGTTACTGTTCTTCTTTGATTGTTTTCCAATCTTTTTATGCTCTTGTCGTTATCCTCAATAGTGTTTGCAAGTCCAATTACGTTGTTCTCAATATTATTGATTCTGCTTTCAGCTTCTACCATCCATTGTGCCTGCTGTAAAATTAATTCAGCCTGTGTAAGAGGTTTTTTCTTCTCTTCGTATTTTCCTGTTTTTCTGATTGTTGGAATAACTTCTGATGTTATCCATTTTCTAAATGGTTTTGCTTCTTTTTTGTCGCTTCGTAATATCAAAGTATATAATCCGCTTTCATTTGTGAAGTTAGTTAATTCTCCATTTTTTAACCCTAAGTCAAACTTAGCCTTCTCATCTTCATCTAGTCTTTTAGCTACAACAGTAGGATTTGTTAATTCTAATATGTTGCAAACATCTTTTATACAAAACCATACTTGATTATTAGCAAATATCGTTCTTACACTTCCTAAATTTTCTTTACTGAATATTTGAAATCTTTCATCATTTATAACTTTTAAATCGTACATTCTTTTATCCTCCATTATACTATTTTTATGCAATTTCTTCTTCCGAATCCTTTTGGATTTGGCTTGTCATTCTGTTCATCATTCTGTCTAGTTCCTTTTGTATTCCATGAACCTGTTCAACCAAATTAGCATATCCTACTCTGAATATTTCCTTTGATTCAAAGCTGTCAAATATTCCATATTCCAAAGCTATCATCAGACTTCTTACACTTTCTAATTTGATTTTTACATCTTCCACTTCTGTAAATGAGATTTTTTTCATAAAATTTTCCTCCTAAAATATTTGTTTTTTAAGAGAATATATAGTATAATAGTATTGCGAAGTACATTATACTATATGTCCTCTTTTTCGTTTCGTTACGAGAGAGGGGATTTTTTATTTTGCTTTTCTTATGATAATTTCCTTTTTTTCTTTATTATAACTCACTTCAATTTCGTTGTTTTCTTTAGTTATGCCCATATCATTAACCCATTTACTATTTAATGTCATTCTGGGGGTATATCCACCTGCACCTCCTTTATTAAAATTTACTTTTTTCAGAATTTTCTCTTCCATATTCTCACCTCTTCCGTACGATAATTTATAATAACATTTCCGTACGAAAAAGTCAAGAACTTTTTTTAAATTTTAGTAAGTTTGATAAGAAAATATTATCTTACTGTAAATATCTTCCATTTTTTCAGGTGAAATTCCATTTTTGGTAGCTGTTCTTATTTTGGCTTCTTTTTCCATTTCTTCTGATTCTTTTTCTGTCATATCAGGTTTTAATAATTTTGAAGTTTTTAAAAGCATAACGTACTCTATGTAAATATCTTTTTCTTTATCTGTTGGTATTTCATTTTTTGCTCCAAAGTTACTTTCTGTAATCCCATCTTTTTTGCTATAAATCAACTTACCGTGAGTTGCTCCGTTATCTAACTTCCAAAATCTCTTATCCCCATAAGCAAAAACATACAATATGTCATAATCTTTTATATGGTCTTTCGCTGCTTTAATCATAACCTCTTTTAGTGCAGGTTTCTTTATATTATCTTTAACTAATATAGCTAAATAACCTCTTTTGCCATTTTCATTTTCACCATCTAGTTGATTTTTTAACACTTCATATTTCAACTCATCTTGAGAAACTTTATTTTCTTTCTCTTCGCAAAATATGCCTAACACACAATTATTTTTTTTCTTAGCTGATTCAGTTTGTTTCTTCTCTTTTTCAGCTTTCTTTTTAGCTTCTTTTTCTTCTTTAGCTTTAGCAGCCTTGATTTCATTTTCTTTTAAAACTTGCTCATCTACAGGTGGGATTGACCCAAGTACAACAAAAACTAATACAACAAATCCCATAAAAGATAAAATTTTATTTCTTTTTGACAATCCACTCTGAAAAATAATTACTGGAATAGCAATAACCCAAAAAAGTATTGCGAGTAATATTCCCCACCAAGTTTTAAACCATTTTTTCTTTTCCATTTTTTAATTCCTCCTAAAAATAATTTACTATATTATACCTTATTTCTAAGAGAAATTAAAGAATAATTTTAATTATACCACTATCCCAAACTTAAAAAACAAATATTTTAGTTTCACAGTCATTATTCAATTGCCATTGTCCTGTATTTTTGCATAAAAAAATCACAGCTAAATTAATAACTGTGATTTTAAATATTTTTAAAAAACTATTCTATTTCCAATTCTTTCTCTAAGGCTTCTTGCAACACTTTTGAAAAATTTATATTATATCTTTTTGCTGTTTCATTAAGCCAGCTTGGTATAGTTACATTTTTTCTAACCGTTGTTTTTTGTGTTTCTTTAACGTATTTCAGTAAATCTAATCCAACTAAAGTTGTGTATGAATTTTTTACAGCTTCTTCTATTTCATTCTTTTCTGTATCTTTATCGTATAATGTTTCAAAATAGGCTCTTATATCTATTTTTTCAATTTCTGTTGCTTTTGGAAGTTCTTTTTTTTCTAAAAAATCTTCCATTAATACCGTACCTATATAGTCTGTTGCCATATAGTAGGCATCTTCTAAATCGCTGCCACATGTCGCACCGCCTAAATCAGGAAAATGAACGCTATAGCCTTCTTTTTCTTTAGAAAAAATACTTGGGTACACTACATACATAATTATCCTCCTATTTTTGAAATGGGGAACAGGATTTATTTCAATCCTGCTTGTCTTAATATCGCTCTTTCGAGATTCTTATTAAGTTCCCCACTATGACAAGGCACTTCGGTTACCTTACCGGTATCGAAATTCTTAAATCTTTTATGAGAGCCTTTTCCACCTTTTATTTCGGTGAAACCATTTCTCTTCAAAAATTTAATCATTTCTTTTGAATTCATTGGCATCCTAACCACCTCAAATAAATTATACATCAAAATACGTATAAAGTCAACGATTTTTTTATCACAGTTATTATATTTAATTGTAATTGTCCTATAAATAATTTACTTCTTCTTATTTCTGGCTTTTCGTCCTCTTTTCTTGCTAGAACTCTTACCACTTCTACCTTTTCTGCCTTTAGATTTAGCCTGTTTTTCTGCTTCTTTTTGCCGTTGTTCCTCTTTAGTTTGGGCAATCGCATTTTGTTCGGCATTTTCTCTTGCTCCAAGTTTCATAGCATTGATTTCACAAGCGTAGTCGCCAGTTATGTTATGCGTTACTTTATCTATAACATATTTACCCTCAAATTTTCCCCAACTCTCATCTAGTTCTATTATTGCTCCTGCCAAATATTTAGTATTTCCATCAACATTTAAAGTTATCTGATATTCCTGTTTCATGTTTTCTTTTAATGTTTTTTTAGCTACTTTCTTGGCTGTACTTTTCCCTTTTGTCTTAATTTTTAAAGTTTTTTCTTTTTTGCTTCTGCCCTTTTTACCTTCGGCTTTATTTTTTAACTTCTCTTTCGATTCCTTGACTGTTTTTCCTTTTTTGGAGGAATTTTTACTTCCTGATTTTTTACTTTTTTCCTTTTTAAAAGACGCGTAGCTCATTTTTACCTCTTATTTTTTCTTGGATTTAACCTTTTTACTAGACTTCTTATCTTTAGAAGATTTGCTACTGTTCTTTGTTTTTTTATTTTCTGATGATTTTTCTTCTGAACTTTCAGTTGTAACTTGATTACGTTTTTCAAGCTCTTTTTTTGTAATAATTTCCTTAATAACTTTTTTCTTATCAGGATCATAATATGAAACTTCAACATTATCATAAATTTCCTTATTTTTCTTTTTCAAGCTGAAACTTCTGATTCTCTCATCATTAATATTAAAAATCTCAACAGTATCATTCTTTTCAATTTCTTCGTCATCGAAAATGATTATCTTGTCATCAGACACCTTCATATTTAACCCAGTTTCCTTGACAATTCTATTAATAAAAGCCAAATCCGTTTCTTGATTCTGATCTAACCTTTCAAAAAACTCATTTTCTGCATATATCTCTGCATTCATTTCATGCTTATTTGCAATCTGTGTAACAAGCTCTTTTAGAGTTATCCTTTCCCAAGCAACACTATTCTTTTGGTCTCTAATATTCTGGTCTAACGGTAAAGCCAAGCATTTCAGATTAAGCCTATTATTTTCAAAAGTTGGCTCATCTACATAAAAAGTTCCTAAATCCAAAAAATTAGTTTCATTTTCCAACTCTTCATGAATCCCAACAAGTAATTGAGCGTTCTCGTCAGGATACCATTCTTTAAGCCAACGATAATCCAAATTTTCAAGTTCCAGCTCCAAGTCATCTATTGCATTCTTAGAGTTATCAGTATAGTTTAGAGATGAAATAGAATGGGCTATCTCATCAGAAATATCAACTTTATTAAAAATTACCACAACTCTTATATTTCTAGCAAAAGTCACTTCTATTCACCTCTTTTCCAAGGTGGCAAACGCTCATCGTTATCATTTTCTTCATCAGCAATTTCAGGAATAATAACAGGAATATTGGCATCGAAAATGGCAATGTCAATTAATCTTAAATTGTTTCTTATCAAATCATGGAAATACCCTTCACTTCCATAGACTTTGTAAGAAATTAAGTCCCAAGTGTCACCTGAAACTGTTCTATACACTTTTACCTTTGCCATTATCCAAATGCCGTCCTTTCTCTTTTGTTTATATCTCCTGCTATTACTTTCCTTACAATTCTTTCAACTTCCGATGGATTTCCACCATTTACATTTATAACGATTGAATAATTGTTTCCGCCATAAGAATTACCACCTTTTAAATTGCTTACTCTGTCTTTTAAATTAGCCACTTTATCCCTCAAAGTGCTTCTAGTTTGAGAATTATTAAGTATTCTCGTACCTTTTGGAAGATTCAAAAGCATTTCACTTTCAGCTAGAAAGGCTGGTTTGCCTGGTATCTGAATTAATTCTGCCCCACGTTCTGCTACTGTTGTAAGTCCACCTTCAAAATAATTTGTTCCTGTCCATTTCTGTCCAAAAAGCCCTCCTATACCTGCTGATATTGGATTATTTGCAGCAAAATTTTTAATCCCGTCCCAAGCTTTTTTGAAATAATCTGCCACTCCGTCAATTGCTTTTTTTAATCCTCCAGCCATAGTATCGAAAGCACTTTTTACTCCATTCCAAACTTCCGTTGCCTTTGTTTTTATTTCATTCCACTTGGTCGAAAAAGAAGATTTAACACCTTCAAATCCTGATTTTAAACCTCCCCATAAAGCCATTGCTTTACTTTTTATAGCATTCCATACAGCTATTGCCACTGTTTTAATTTTGTTCCAAATTGCTTTAAAAAATGGTGCGAAAGGTCGAAATATTGCTTTGATTAATGTAACTGCGGTTATAATAACAACACAAATTGCAGCCCACACAGCGATAGCAACTACCTTGATTACTGTCCAAACTGCCTTAAAAACAAATGCCAGAGTTTTCACAACTCCTTTTATTACTGCGACCGCTCCTATAACTATCGCTTTTATAACATTAAACACAACCATCACGACTACTCTTATAGCGGTAAATGCCACTTTAAAAATTGCAACAAGTACTTTTATACGGATATTCATTTCCATTAAAGCTCCGATAATAACAAATTTTATAACATTACCTATTACAGATAAAACAGGTTTTAAAGAATCGAATAACGGTTTCATTTTTCCTAACTCTTTTGTTGCTGATGAAGATAATTGACCAAAGGTATTTTTTAAAGTATCTGCTACAGCTTTGAAATGTGGGGCTATCTGTTTTATTCCGTTATTGACTCCATCTCTAAACCATTTCCATTTAGCATACAGCAACACAAATACGCCTACAATGACCGCTCCTGCCAAAACATAAGGATTGGATAATAATGGTCCCAACTTCATCATTGCTGGTCCTAATTTGTTGATAATCGGAAATGCTGTTTTAAGTCCACTGGCAAAATTTCCAGCAGCCTTAAATTTATCAAATATTAACATCCCTTTAGATACACCACTAAATAAAGGGGCAAAACCTTTTGTCAATCCACCAATTCCTATTTTAAAAGCGGCTAATGCTGCTACACCTTTTAAAATATTTGTAGTTAATTGCGGATGTTTTTGAATAAATTGAGCAAATTTTGAAATAAGTGGACCAAAAGAGTTAGCAACTTGTACTAAACTTGGTCCTAACGCTGAACCTAAATCTACTCCCATATTTATAACTCTATTTTTTAAAGTATCAAAAGAATTTCCCATTGTCTTTAACCTGTCGTTGTATTCTTTGTCAACACTTCCGTTTGTTTTTGATTTATCGTGAGCATTTTTCATATTTTTGCTAACTTCATCAATATGTTTTGCTAATTCAGAGGCTGATTGGATAGATTCTTTACCAAATAACTCTTTAAGAGTTGCTGCTTGAACATCTTTTGGCAACTTCTTAATTCTTTGAAAAACATCAATTAGTGTTCCTTCTCCGTCTTTTGTCATTCTTTTAGCAACATCTTCCGCATCTAGTCCTAATGACTTGAAAGCAGCTGCTTGTTTTTTAGTCGCCGAGGTTCCAGCCATCAAACCTAATGAAATGTTTTTTAATCCAGTTGCTGCCACTTCCGACGGAACGCCAAAAGAAACCAAACTTGCTCCTAATCCTGCAACTCCCTCTTTAGATATACCAGCCATTCCACCCAATCCAGCTACTCTACTCGAAATATCAGCTATTTCAGGAGCTGTTACTGCTACATTATTTGCTAAGTAGTTAATCACGTCTGCATATTGCATTACTCCGTTCTGATCCAAATTAAGTTGTGCCCTTGTTTTCGCCAAAAAATTTCCTGCCGCCTCAGTATTCATGTCAAAAGCAACTTTAATTTTAGCCGCATCTTTTGTGTAGCGTTCTAATTCTCCAGTATTTATACCAGCTTGAGCTCCTGCTCCTGCAATTTGAAATAATTCTACTTGAGATAATGGACTATTTTCACTGAAATTTCTCATAGCCTGATTAAATTCTAATGCAAGTTTTTTACCAGCTTCCCCTTCTCCAAAATTAGCAACTTTTCTCAAATCTGCCTGAGCATTTTCTAAATCAACTGCTAATTTAACAGGAATTGCTAAGGCTCCTGCCATTCCCATACCTTGTGCTAGCTGTCTGTCACCAAATTCTTTAACTTTCCCAATATTTTCCTGCCGAGCTTGGTATCTTTTTTGGGCTTCTTTCAATTTATTCATCTTTTCAAGTTCAGAATTTACTTTGGTTAATTGGGATTTATAGCTTCCTAAACTTTGATTTTCACCTTCAATTGCACTTCTTGCGGCTTCAAACACATGTTTTTGGCGTTCTTTTTGTTTGTTTAAACTGTTTACAACTTTTTCTTGCTCTTTTATTTTTTTAGCAAGTTCAGTATTACTTTGTCCTGTCTTGTTGTATGCTTCTTTGAGTTCGTGAAGTTTTCTTGCGGCATTAAGATATTCCTTGCTTACATTTACATAAGCACTTTTTAATTTTTCGACTTTTTCCAAAGCTCTTTGAGCCTTTTCCAATTCTTTAGCCTTTTTTCCTAATTCCTCTGCACTTTTTGCTGTATTTTTCATAGCATTTGCAACCTGTGCCATTCCAGTCAATGCTCCTGCTACAGCCGCACTCATAACTATATTCAGTTCCATATTTTTAGCCATAAATTCCTCCTTTCCTGTTGCTTTTTTACACTTTTCAATGTATAATCCTAATGAAAATAAATTTTAAATTAGGTGATTTTATGAAAAATAATAAAAAAGATAATATTCTTTATATAATTTTTGCTTTTTTGGGAACTCTCCCTGTATTATTCTTAAATATTTTCCCAATCTTGTTTTGGGGAATATTCCTATTTTTTATGATACTTTTGTGTCTTTCTCTAGGAACATTTGGTATTTTCATCATAATAGCAATGATAATTACTGTTATAATATCAGCAGTTTATATTTTTGGAGGCAAATAGTCTCCATTTTTTTATTCCTTGCTTTCCTCATACCTCATTTCTGCTTCCTGTATCAGTTCCTCTGCTCTTGTCTGCCAATATTCCAGTTCATACAAACTACAAGACATTAGTGTCTCGTAGCTCATATTTAAACTACTTTTATATTCGTTTGAAAAATTCAATGCTTCAAGAATATCAGTTACTGTATCAAGCAGCTGTATTATTTCTGGTCTTCTTTCTTCATTTCTTCCTCTTGTGCTTCCGTTTCCTCTATCACGAAATTCTCTGTATCGTCTGCTGAACCCAAGCCTGCGTTCAAAAAACCCTTAGTTTTATTCAAAACTTTTATATAATCAGTTCCTTTAAGCCCAAGCAAGTCGCCATATTTGATTCCGCTGGCTTTCGACGCAACTGTTAAAGCCCAGCCATCTTCAAGCTCCTTTATTGTTGCCCCTTTATTTCTCGCCTTATATTCTTTCTCTGCAAAAACTAAATCTTGCCCTGATAACTCTTCTAAATCTAATATAATCTCTTTAACATTTTTTGCTCCAAATTTATATTCTCTTCTTAATTTAATTACTTCTGCCATTTTATATCCTCCTAAATTTTTATGATAATCCTAACATTCTTCTGATTTTTCCGTTTGTTTCTCCGTTTATATTACTGATTCTGTTAAATACATCAAGAAATGCTATTTCTTTACCATCTATCACAACTTTATAATAACTTAATGATAAATCAAGCGATGCTTCAAGTTTGTTTCCTGGTTTTAAATCTGGTCCATCAAATTTTTTAAGCATTCCTTTAAAAGTTATATCTAGACCTACATAAGTTGCTGCGTGTGTTATTTTATTCATTTTTTGGATAACACCCTTACATTCAATAAATAATTCTCCCTCATTATTAAAATTTAAAAGCGTTTCATCTATACATTCCATTTTTATTTTTGATTCCAATTTTTTATAATGCCCTGTTAAGGGTGCTTCATATTCAGAAACCATTCCTATTTGATTGATAGTTACGGTTGTGGTTTCTAAATTAGGCAGCTGCACTGAACCTATTCCTGCTAATTTATTTTCGCCATTAATAAATATTTCAAGATCATTTAACGCTATCGGCATATTTGCTTTTCCCATTTTCTAACCTCCTAACTTCCTAAATTATTTGCAAATGTCTGTAAAGCATCCACATCGTATTTTTTCTTAAATGTCATGGATTTTAATCCTGGAGCAATTCCAAGTTTTATAATCCAAGTAACATCTCCATTTATTACATTTGTTAAATTATTATCTTCTTCTGATAATACAGCCTCTGCAGCAAGGAAATGATTAGCCGCAACAAGTCCATTCAATCTTATATTCATAGACTTTGTAATAGTTTCAGCCAATTTAAGCGTGAATCTCTTATCTATGCTATTGAAATAACTAATTACTAATTCGTTCCCTATATACTTGAACATTCTACGAGTATAGCCAAACTTGTCTTTGGGATCTGTTGCTAGAGGGTTCTTGGCTGTTTCTGTTCCCCAGCAACGCCAACCTTTAAAGTTTATTGCCGTTACAGCTCCATTTTTATTTAAAAAGTTCGCTTGTTGTTCCTTATCCAGCATTATTTCTTCAAAATTTCCACTTGAATTTTTATATGCTAAGGCATCTATTTTATAAGCATGGTTTGAAGGTGCTTGTGATGGAATATTGTCATTTTCTGAATCTACTTTTAACGACAACGCTCCATAGTGGATAGAGTGAAAATAAATATTTCCTGATAGTTTTGGGTAACCGTATAAAATTACCTGATCTTCTGACAATATATTTTTACTGTCTTTCCAAGATACAATTTCATCATATCTTTTATCTGCAGGTGCATTTATCAAGGCTACTGCCTCAAACATTCCCGAATTTATATTTTTAGCTTTTGTCGCCATTACAGCTGCTACTGCACTATCATTTGAAAAATCTGGCACATCAATAAATGCTGGAAGTTCCGAAAACTTCAAATACACTTCATCAACTAAGTCAAGCCCAGTTCTCTGCATTGTGTTAATGTTATATCCACCAATTGCTTCTTCTTTTCTAACTTTTGTCAAATCCACTTCGTAATATTCGATGTCAATTTTATTATTATTTGGTGCTGTTGCATAAATTTCCAGCCCTTCATCTGTCCATAAATATCTTGCATCCGATATTTCTGAACTCGTTGAATTATCTTTTACAACAAGGGTATCTGTTATTATTTTGTGATTTTTAACAAGAACTTTCCCATTTTTTATTTCCAGTCCTTGTGCTGTTTTTTTGTTATCAGACTTATGTTTATCTAAATCCAAAATATTTACAACAAATAAAGGTGCTACTGCATAAAGCTCAAAAAATACTTTTACTGCCTGAGAGATACTGAAGTCTAAATCATAAGTATCTCCAAAGTATTCAATAGCTTCTCTTAGCGTTCCAATTCTCACAACTTCATTAGTTTTCCTTTTTTCTTTTTTAACTTTATGAATTGGTGCCATTCCTACGATAAAATGCCCGTAATCAAGTGTAACAGGCAAATTTATGTCGCTTGCCGCTTCCGTTTGATACGTTCCGTGTTTATACGCCATCATTTTCTCCTTTCACGCTTTCTAAAAGTTCATCTGTTAGTTGCTCAAGCAATATTTCATTCTTTTCTGCAAAAGGTAAATCATCTGCTTTAATAAGCAATTTTTCAAGCAAAGGATATTTTTTTCTTATTTCTTCTACCTTTTCTCCAAAATATATCCCACTTTTGTTAAGTCTTGCATCAGGTAAATCAATATTTTTACCTATATAAACATATCTTGTTTCTGTTTCCATTTTTCCTCCTATAAATTTGTATATTCTGACACAATAGGTTCTGCATAAGCTGTAAATTTTAGCCTAGAATAAAAATATGGATTAGCCTGATCGCTATAAAAAGCAACCTTGATTTCTTTATTCTGTTCCAATACAAACTCCGCATTCCCAATATTATTTTTAACTCTTGTTGTTTCTTCAAGAAGTTTTCCGGCTATATATCTAGCTATTTCTAAATTTTTCAGATAATCCTCTTCTTTTTCCTCTTTCGTCCCAACCCAAATTTCAAAATCAGAAAAAGCGTTATAATATCCAACTCCAGCTCTATCCTGTCTAAACTCTAATGCTCTTAAAATAACAAATGGAAAATAATCATTCGTCTTTTTCCCATTCTCCCTGTCCTCAAAACTGTTTGAAGGCAAGAAACCTCTATAAACATTAAACCCTTTTTCTTTCATTATTTTTTTAAGAAACTCATAAATCTTCTTTTCTGTATGAATCATTATTCCAATATCCTTCCAAGTTCGTGATCTATTCTTATATTAAATTTCTCTTCCATAAATCCCTGTAAATAATCAAGGATACTTAATTCTCCAAGCATTTGAGGAGCAGATGGTCCCATTCTACGTTTTATTGGCAAAGATTTTCCTGTTTCTCTTGTAAATGCTCCCAATCTTCCATCAAAATAAGCAATGAAAGCATTTGGCAAATCTCCACCTTCTCCTTTTTTGACTACTGCTGAAACCATTGTTTTTCTTCTTGTTTTTGGATTTAATTTGAAATGATCTAGCCCAATCATTCCCCCTTTTGAATTTATTTTTCCAACCAAGTTTCTTGGACTGGCATTAAATACGTTTATTGATTCTGCCAATTTTCCTCTTGCAACAGTATACATTGCAGTAGTTCTTCTCATTTGCTCAGTTTTCGTCATTGCAAGAGAACGGTTTACTGCAAATGCCACAGCTTTTGGAAATTTATCAGGAAATTGACTCAATGCACTTTCTACTTTTTCCAGTTGATGCGGATCTAATTTTACATCAAACATTTAGACCTCCTCATATTTCACCAAATCTATCTCATGTATCCCCATATCAAATTTACTTAGCATAACTTCATAAGTTTCACCGTCCAACGTCATCATTTCCCCAGGATGTGGCTTAATTTTTAAATCCTTTTCTCCAACAAAGACTGTAAATCCTTCCTGAAAAGTTCCCTCTTCCTGTGTAATAAGCCCATTTTTCTGCTTATTCTGAAATTTTTCCTCATCAATCACACATTTAATTTCACGTCCATTAAAAGTATGCGTTGTACCAAATTCATCAATATTCAAAAATACATTTCCAATATCATTGGCAACCATTTCTTTAAAATTCATAGATTATCACCTATTTATTTTTATTCTTTTTATCTCCTTTATCATCTTTTTTTGTATCTTCATTATCTTCATCAACTGAAGTTTTAGATACTACTTTTTCAGCAGTATCTTTTATTTCCTCAATCAATCCTCTTTCAAGACAACTTTTTACAACTGATTTTTCCAAAATATCCACTTCTGCCCCTGCTTCATAGCTAACTCCGCTATAAATTAGAGGCTTCAACGCTCTATATTTCATTACAACCTCCTATTTAACTTTCAATATTTTTATAGCTTCTATGTCATAAACTACTGGAAGCGGTCTTGATTCTGTTCTAATTTCTATAGTATTTGATTTTGAATCCTTATCAGTAAATACAGCACGTTCTGCAACAATTATTCCTTGTTCAACGTCTGCTGCTGGTCCGTACATAATTCTATTATTACTTGGTGCTAATAGGACTTTCCCTTCAGGAATTAAATCCTTATCACTATAAGTTTTTCCATCAGCATTTAATACAGAGTATTGAGACTGATAAGAATAAATCGGCAATCCAAAAGGTGCTATTGTTCCAATATAAACAGCTCCTGCTGCTGTTTCACTCGGATTTACTTGTCCTACATTATAATTTTTTACATCCAATAACTTTTGAATTTTTTCGTTATCTACAAATAATTTTGCAGCCACAGGATCCATTAAAATCATTTCAGGTCTTAATCCTGTAACTTTCCCAATTTTTGTTATAGCCGCCTGTAAATCTCCGATTATATCAGCATTAGGCTGTGTCCATAAAACTGCGGGAGTAATTTCTTCAACTGTTCCAAATTTAATTTCTCCTTCTATTCCTTCGCCTTTTACTACCACTTTTCCATCAAACAAGGCTTCGGTACACATAATTTCCTCACGTCTTGTAATCTGATCCTCAAATTCTGAAAATGATTCAGCAAGCAAGTCCGCTTTTCTTTCTTCAGGACTTTTTCCACCATATATAGTTTCTCCTGCTGTTTTATTGAAAAACAACTCAAAAGCTGAAAAAGTTCTTTTTGGTGCTACTTTCGGAGCTTGAAAAAATTTACTTTCATAAGTATTTTTTACCATTTCTGTACCTGGAATAAATTCAGATACAAAAGGTGCTACAAGCTGTCTCCCTTTTCTAAATTCTATTTCCATTTTTTGATTTTCTGATGTTTCCCTATTTTTAAAATAACTGTCCTTTATAAATGATTTTGGTCTAATCACATTCTGGTCATACAACCCGATAAATTCTATTACTGCTGGCATTATTCCTTACCTCCTAATCCTTTTATCACAATCCCTTTATCTCTAGCTGCCTTTGTAAAGCCTGCTTTCTGTGTTCCTGCTTTCACTTTCAGCCCTTCAAATATAAATTCTCCTGAAATAGCTACAGTTGTTTTAGTTTTTACAGTTGTTCCATCCGCATCCTCCATAACTATTCCAAACAAATCCGTCCCATCTGAAAGTTCAGCACCTGCATTTACAGCGTCTCCTCTTTTTACATTCTTACCTTGTGGCACTTCAAATTCCATATATTTATGCCCTGTACCGCTTAAAAATTGTTCGCTAGCATATTCATTGCCTTTTGTTACAAAATCCATTATTTGCCCTCCTCTGTTTTTTTATTCATTTTAGAAAAAATGTTTGAAATATTCACTCCCATAAATTTTTTCTCTTCATTATTTTCCGCTGTACCATTATTTGGAACTGGCGGTGTAAAATTATTTTGGCTATCATTCTTAATATTTTGTAATTTCTTAATTCTTTCTTCCTTCTGTTTATTCAAAATATTTACTGCCAACACACTAGCTTCTAATGGCTCATTATATTTAGCATTTTCAACAAGTTCAGAATAATTTGATACATCCAAATTATCAATTTCTCTCATTCTTTCCCTTTCTTTAGTTATTCCAGCTTCCTTACCTTCATTAAAGATTTGATTGTAAAGTTCTGGAAACTTGTTTTTTAACTCTTCTAACGTCATATTTCCTCCTTCATTTTTCTGATTTTCTGTCGAATTTAATATATCTCTAAATTTATCAGCTATTTCTTCAGGACTTCCTGTACTATTTACAGAAATATTTATAATTCTTGGATCTTGATTTTTCTTTTCTTTAAAATTTTTAAATCTTGAAATATCAAAAGCCATATTGTTTATAATCAATTTATTCTCAATAACTTCTTTTTCCACACTTTCATCTAATATTTCATCAACAAATCCATATTCCTTAGCTTCTTCTGCACTCATCCAAGTTTCGTTATCCATTAATTCTGATAACGTTTCCTTGTCAGTCTTTGCTTTATTTAAATATGTCTCGATAATGCTATTTTTAACTTTATTTAGCATTTCAAGTGTTTTTTGCATATCTTGATTATTTCCGTAAGCGAAAGTTATTGGATTATGTACCATAAATAAAGCATTTTTAGGCATTCTTACAGTATCACAAGCACTTGTTATGATAGTTGCAGCACTTGCTGCCAATCCATCTATATTTGCTGTTATTTTAGCCTTATGATTTTTAAGAGTATTCGCTATTGCTACAGCACTAAATACACTCCCTCCCGGGCTATTTATGTACAAAGTTATATTTTCCACATCCCCAAGATTTTCAATATCCTGTTTAAACGCCTTATCGGATATATCATCCCAATATTCATCACTTCCAATGCTCCCATAAAGTATCAGTTCAGCTGATTTTTCCTCATCATTCTTCATCACGTTCCAAAATTTGAGTTGTTTCGGCATTCAATACCACTCCTTTCTCTGTTAATGATTTATTTTCCTTTGCCAAAATTCTTATATTCTGCTCAAAATCCCCTCCATTAAGTTCGGCCGTTTCTCTAGTTCTAGTCGATAATCCATTATTAATTCTTATAACAGCGGCATTAGCCTCTTTTAATGGGTCAATTTGTCCTTGCGAAGGTCCATTCCATTGCGAACCACACCACGCTTTATCTATAAGAAAATCAGAACCATAATTTTTTAACTCCACTCTCCCGAGCAAATATGCTTCATTAAGCCACTCCTCATAAACAGGCTGGGTAAAATTCTCTACAAACCATTCACGCCTTTTCCTAAACATTTTCCATGCTTCTAAAAGCGCTGCACGGCTTGCTGAATAACTTGCTGTAAAATGCTTTATCAAAAGTTCATAAGGAACTTCCAAAGCACTTCCAATTTGCCGTAAAATACTTGTAACAAAAGGATCAAATTGAGCATTAGGTCTTCCTGGATTGGTAGCTTTTGCTTTTTCTCCTGGATTAAGCCCCATAATCATTCCTGGTGCAAGTTCTATAGTAGTTTCATCTTCCGAATCTACCAGCGAATCATTTTCGACTGCTTCGAGTTCGCCTACATCAGCACCGCTCGAATTTTCGGCTTCGCTTTCAATAAAAATTGCATACATTCCGCTTATAACTGCTGCCATTAGTTCAGCTTCAGTATAATTTCCAAGCTGTTTTAAATTCTCAATAACTGGAGATAATATTGGAATTCCTCTTACTTGTTCAGGTCTTTCTGTGAAAAGAAGATGTATTATATTTTTTTGATTTTCGCTTCCATAAACTTTTATAAGTTTCTCGCTTACTCCCCCAGTTGCGTCTAATGGATGTTCAGATGAAACATAATAGCCTTCAATTCTTCCGTTTTTATCTATTTTCACACCTTCGACTACACTTTTATCTGAAATCATATTGTTTGGAGTATATATTCTGTCAGGTTCTAAAATTTCGAGTTTTAAACTGTATGGATTTTTTGGAGTTTCAAAATAATTTAATTTTATAAAACATTCTCCATTCATCAACACTGTCAAAAATACAAGTTCCTGGATTTGATAAAAGTTCATAGTCCCTAGATTATCAATCTTGTCTTTAGACCAAAGTTCAAATTCTTTTTCAATTAAACTTTCTATTGCTTCGGCTTCTTCATCACTAATCCCTATTGTTTCGTTATCAATAGCGGACTTTAATTTTAATCCGCTCCCAACGACATTCGTATTAATAGTTTTCAACGCCCCAGTAGCCACAGAAGTTCCCATATATAAATCTCTCGAACGTTCAATCAACTTTTTACGGTTCTTATAAATATCCTTTTTTACTCCGCCGCCAGCACTTTGCCAGCCTAGCATTGATTTTTTAGTAGTTGAAGCACCGTGATTTGAATATCCAGTATTAAGAATTTCTAATTTTCTTCTTGCTTGAAACCTTTTAAGTCCTTTTTCCGGATTAAATGCCGTTACCAATTTATCAATAAAATTCATAAAATATCTCCTTTTCTGCTAAAGATTTCTAGGCACACCTCTTCTCACTCTCCTGTTGCCTTTGCCATTTATTTTTTGAAGTTCATTTTCCCAGTAAGCTCTTCCTTTTCTTATTGCATCTATTCCCATTCGAGTAAGTTCTCTAGTTCCAATTTTATAACTAGTTCCAGCCAAAGCTGCTCGTTCAGCTTTACCATATTCAACAATCATTTCTAAAATATATTCTCTTGAATAATTTGATTTTCCCATTTTCTAAATTCCTTTCGACAATATTTTTCTTTTTTTAACAGCCTTAGTTTGCTTTATTGCCTCCGTTGTATATTTTCTTTCTAAATTTGGATTTGCTATTAATAATGCTGCATAAGCATAATTTCTAATATCAAGTGGCTCATTCCGTTTAGTTCCAATTGTTTTCCACATAGTTTTTTTCTTCCCTTTTTCCCAAACGGTTGTCTTAACTTCTGAAGTAATTCCTTTAAAATATGCCTCGTCATATCCACGCTCGACATTATCAGGAAAGTGCATGTATTTTGGTCCAGGTAAATCAATCTTTAATCTTGATAAAATAGTTTCTTTCCCTGAATTAACTCCCAAAACAAACAAACTTATTCCCATTCTATTTGTTTTAGTAGGTTTAGATATAAATGATTTTCCGTCTCCACCTTGTCCTTTGATTCCAAAAATCCTTTTTATTTCACGTGGTTTTACATATTGGTAAACTTCCTGTGTAAAATGACCACCTGTATCGATACAAGTACATATTATTTTTATTTTTTCTCCATTTTTATAAGAAAATTCAGTATCCAAAAATCTATCAAGCTGTTCCCAGACATAATTTTCAGCAGGACTTCCCATAAATACCTTATAATAAATTCCCCAGCTTTCTTCTTCGACACCCCACCCAACAACTTCCACTTCTAACCTGTCGTCTTGCACGTCAACTCCAGCAGTAAGAACTGAAACTTTATCAGGAATTTCACATCCATAATGTTCTTTTCTTGATTCCAAGTCCGCAAAATTTATTCTCTCTATCCTGTCTTCCCAAGTTTCTCCAAGTGCAGTGTTAGTAAACACTTTCATCATCTGAACATCTCCTGTTGATTCCTTAAACTTCTTGATAATGCTTTTCCAAGTTGAAAAAGGGCTGTATAATTCGCTAATATGAAACCCTCTGACCAATTCGCTGTCAACTCCATTGTTTCCAGCTATCCATTCGCCATATTTCATATTTTTTTTCCATTCATATTCATTTGAAACTTCCAAACAATCCGAACATTTATGCCCTATGCTTTCAAAAATTATATTTCTCCATTCCAATTTCTGCATTGTTCCGCATTTCGGACAAGGTATATAATATTCTTCCTGCGTGCTGTTTTCGTATTCTCTTTCGATTCTGCTCTCCCCTTTAATTGTAGGAGTACTTGTTAAAACAATTTTTCTATTCAATGTCCAAGTTTTAGTTCTCTCAATTGCTAAATTCAATGTATCTCCTTCATCTTTTACATTAGATGGGAATCTATCTATCTCATCAGCAAGCAAAACTCTAATTGGCCTACTCGCTAATTCTGCCGCTGAGTTACTTCCAATTAATACAATATATCCACCTGGAAATTCCTTTTGTCTTTTTGTGTCTCTCGAATTTTCGTTCTCAATAATTTTATTTTTCAATTGTGGCGTTGACTGAATCATGTCGTTAAGTCTTGTGGTTGAAAAGTCTTGTGCCATATCTTTTGTCGGCATCATGAACATTATAGGAGACGGTTCGTAATCGGCGTAGTACCCAAACGTATTCATAAGAAGTTCTGTTTTTGACAATTGAGCGCCATACATCATTACTACTTTTTCTGTTTTTTTACTTGATATAGCTCTCATAACTTCTCTTTGAAAAGGAACTCGGTCAGTTCTCCATTTACCAGGTTCAGCTGAACTTTTGGTTGACAACACTCTATACCTATCTGCCCACATATCTATTGTTAGTTTAGGTGGAGGCTTTAAAACGGAAAATATTTTTCTAAATAAATCATTTGCTTTTTTTAGGTCTACCACGTTTCCGTTTTTCAACTTTTTCCACACCTTCCTCTTCATCATCATCTTCAATAAAGTTTTTATTTTTAAATAACTCTGGATTATATTCACTAAGTTCTTCTAACGCTTCTAATATTGAATCTTGAATCACCTCTTGAATTTCCCCCAAATTATCAAGTGCAATTAATTGTGGGGCTAGCCGATTAGACAAAGAAAGCAGTCTTCCTTTTAAATTCATAAGACTATCTGTCATCACTTTCTCAATTATGCTTGCTGGATGCAATTGATTCTTCAATTCCTTGATTTTCAAATCTTTTAATTCTGTATCTTTTTTTATTTTCTTTATTTCTTCCCTAATTTTTTCATCTTTCAAATCCACATCTGCATCATTTTTAGACTCTATATACTCGATATATCCTTGAACACTCTCAAAAAATAAATACTTACCTTTTTCCGTTTTTTTGATTATTCCTTCATTAGCTAAATTCCGAAGGTGTCTGTCTGTTATTCCCAGTAATTTAGCCAATTCTGTAGCTTTTATTATTTGATTTTCTTTTATTAACATGACACCTCCTTCGGAACGGAAATGAACTTAAAAAAAATTCATATACGGATGTTTTCCGGGACTCGCCAGACCCACAGGGCAAAAAAATCTCTCCAAAGTACCTCTTTTATTTTTTTATATTCATTAAATAAATACTCTATTTCTTCTCCAGTTAAATAACCATCTTGCATTTCAAATATTAATCCTCTTTCAGAAGTATATGAAAAACACTCGTAAGTTTTTGTCCATATTTTAATGTGTTCATCCTCATTTCCTTCATATTTTACTTCACAGTCATTCAATGTTTCTTTTTCTATTTTTTCTGCTAATTCTTTAATTTTTTCGCATTTTATATACATCTTTATCATTTCTTTCATATAAATTTTGATATTTTTATACTTAAAAACAAAAAGAGCCACTAAACAAATAGACTATTTCTAATCTATCTATTCAGTGGCTCACCAAATCTTTGGGTTACTTTGCCCTGTTATTTATTAATTTTCTTGTGGTATAAAATTTTTTAAATATTTTACCTTTTTTTACCAAAATTTTGATGTCAATATCTATATTTATTCGTTTAGCTTCTGCTAAATCCTCTAATAAATACAAAACTTCTTTATCCTTTAAAAGTTCATTAATATCTTCTTGTGTAAGTTCTTTTTTTGTGTTCAATTTTTACCTCCTAATTATAACCTATTTTATCAACATTTGCAACTATTTTAAGCGATATTTTTATACTCTAATGGCAAAAAATACAATCAAGTTTATTATTGCATAAATCAGCAGAATATTTAAAAACCAAAATATTAAAAAGTAAACTATATTGTAAGGTGTATAATTAATTCTGGCTATATTTCTAAGATTCTTTTTCACTTTTTCAACTAAAGCATATAAATAGCTAACTAAAAAGAAAACTAAAAATATTGTAACTGCCGCACTTAATATTCTCATTATTATTTCCAGCATTTTATTCCTCCTAAAATTTACATTTTTTAATTTTTTCTCCAATATTCACTAATCTATATTTTGATTGTCCGATTGAATAAGTGTTGCCATTTTCAAAAGTTATATAATAATATACAGATGTTTGTGGTACTGGAATGTACAAGGGACTACCATTTATTTCTCCAGCATATTGATTTGTTATAAAAGTTTCTTTTCTTTCGTATTTATCTATAACTTTATAATTTTCACAATCTGAAGTCAATTTCTTATTATTACAACTTCCTAATAATCCTAAAATCATAATTCCTAATAATAATTTTTTCATTTTAATTCCTCTCCATAATTATTTATTTTATAATAGATATAGAAAGAATAATATATCCTTCTTTCAAAAAAGTATTGTCATCCAAAATGTATAATACTTTAGCAGAGATATGTCTACCAGTATATATTTGTTTATCTTTATCGTATTCATTCAAAGATAAAACATCATTTACTTGATAACCTCTATCATTTCTTCTTACTTCAAATTTTTTTCTTTCTGTTACGACATCATTAAAATATTTCTTTTCTATTTTTAAATCATGTATTTTCATACTTTCCTCCTAACTTCTATCGTTTTCCCAACATCATCCAAACGTTCTTTATACCGTTTTGCCGACATCAGTAATTTTCTAATCCAATCGACTTTTCACGACTAATCTTTTTTGCCGTAAATACTTCGTTTGTTTGTATTATCTCAGCCAAAACGACTTTCTGCGACTGAACTATTTTAAAAACGATATTCCGTATATCGCCAAAAAACCTATCAGCAATATTTTGAATATACTTTTCACCGCTTTTTTTCTTGCATATTTCCTTTGAATAGTTCTAGTATTAAAATCTTTAAACATTTGATCTCCGATTGCTTTGTACCAATTTTGCAGTTCATTTATTTCAAGCCATATAAATAACATTTCTAAAAAAATGTTGCGACTAATAAATATATTTTTATCATATCTCCTCCTTAAATGCCTTAAAATGATTTTTGTAAATCTTTTTCAACTCTTTTACAAGTTCCGCATTTAACCACACCCCTTCAATATAATATTTATTCTTAAACGTTTCCTTGCCTGTTGCATGGAATTCTTGATGATGCTTGGCACATAAACTCATAAATGGCGTTTTTAATCCGTCGCAGTTTTCATATCCGCCTATACTTGCCACTGAGTTCCAATGGTGTAGCTCGATTGTGTTGTACTCATTATGTTCTTTTCCGCAGATACAGCAAACTCTTTTTCTCAAGCAGGCAATCACATATCTTTCAGTCATCTTATCTATTTCCAGTATATGCCTGTATCTTTTATCTTGCTTGTTCAAGATATATAAGTTAATATTATTTTCCAATGCCTGCTCTATTAAAAATGCTATAAAATCATTTGCGGTCTCCATATCACATTTGGCAGTAGAAAATTTATTCAAATCTCTGCTTATTGCAAATTGTTCTTTCTGATATTCTTTCATATCCAGCATAGTCCAGCCTAGTTCATCAGCAAATTGCTTTATTAACACATGTATCAGTCCGTTCTGTGCCTTAGACAATTTTTTTACAGAAATAACTTTGATTGGAAAATTATTAAGATGTTCTTCCAGCTGTTGCTTAAGTCCTGGATAAACTTTTTCTACGGCTAATGTTATTGTTATCTCGCTGTTTTTAATTTCCGTGTAAGCCATTTCTTTTTAGCCTTCCTTTTCTTGATAAATTTAATACTTTTGAATAAATTAGCATTAAGTTTTGCAAATTCAAAATCACGGTTATTCATTTCTGTATTGCTCAATATTTTTTCTTTTATCCTTTTGACTGTTTTCTCTTTTTCATCCATTTTTGCTCCATAATCTATTTTTTGATTTAAAATATAAAATTTAGTTATTTTTTCATTTTGAAACGAATATTTTGTTAATTATTATAAAATTTCCTCATTTTTTTTGATTTTCACATAAAAAAATCACAGCTAAATTAATAACTGTGAACTTTATTATTTTTTATTTAAACATTTCATCAATTTTACTATTCAAAAATTCTTTTATTTCATCAAAAAGGTTTGTAGGTGCTGCTAATTCAAACGCAATGTATTCATATAAAAGATTTTCGCCGTCAACTTTATCTTTTACAGTAATTCCTTTTTGTTTTGCTAATACTTCTAGTGTTTTGGCCAAATTTTCTTCAAATTGTATTTCTAGATTTTCCATTAATTTACCTCCATAAGTCTGTTATTTTTTAAAAATTTATTCAGGAAATATTGCTGTCCTTTTCCTGTTACTTTTGGAGTTTTTGTAATTTTTGAACCTTCTGTTGTTGACATTCTGGTACCTTCTTTTATCACGAATAGACCTAGATTCATTGACTTTTGTGTAGGCAGATTCCAGTCAGAACCTGCTTTTGAAATTAAATATCCATTTTGTCTTAACCACTCAAATAATCTCGTTTCTCCAACATCAATTCCATTTTGCTTTAATATTTTCGATAGCTCTCTAACTAAAATACAATCTTTGGATACTGTCAAGGAATTTGCAAAAGCGACTGCTGGAGCTTGCTCTTCTATTTCTTTTTCTAAACGCATTCTTTTCTCCTGCTCCTCTTTCAATCTTGTAAAGGCTTTTATCGCTAAATCAGGATTATTTAATAGTTCGTCTGTTACATACATTCCTGTTTTTCTGATTGTTGGTAAAACCTCATCGAACACCCAGCTTTCAAAAACTTCGGCTTGAGGTAAATTTGATTTTGCAATTAATCTGTATAGATTACCTTCGTTTATAAATTTCTTTTCTTGTGTTCTTCCTAGTCTGTCGATGACTGGGCGAATTACCCACCCATCTTTTTTACAGTGTGTATTTATTGCTTTGTTAGGGTCTTTATACCCTAATATCTTTGCTGTTTCCGTTGCTGGAAAATATTCCTTTCCATTTTCAACTAATACTTCCAACTTTCCAAATTTTTCATTTTCAAATACTGTTAATTCGTTTCTCATTTTTTATCCTCCGTTATACTATATTTTTTCTTTCAATTCTTGCCACTCTTTCAGCAACTTCCTTTTCTTCGTTTCTTTGGACAAATGTTTCTATATTCGCTCCTGCTTTGTAGTATTCTCTTTTAATTGTTTGATAATATTCGCCCAAAGCATCTTCCAAATCCATTAATTTATCCAAATTTTCTTTAGACAACATCTCATACATTTCCTCTAATAAATTAAATACTACCTTTTTTGCTGATTTTAACTTGTGATTGTGTTCATCCAATAAACTTTCTGTAATTTCAAATCCTAGTTCTTGTCTAAGTGTCATAAAAATTTCCTCCTAAAAATATTGATTTTTTGGAGTTTATACAGTATAATAAAGTTGCTTAGGCAGTGTTATACTGTATGCTCCTTTTCTCGTAAGATTAAGGGAGCTTTTTTTATTTCTTTTTAATTATGATTGAATCATTCTCTTCATCCAAAATGATTTCAACAGCTCGATTATCTGGTGTAATTCCAATCTTTTCTACCCATTTTTTAGGTAAGGTAATTCTATTAGAAATCCCACCGTTCCCAGCTTTGTAAAAAGAAATATTTACATCTCTTTTTTCCATTTTTTGCTCCTTTTCTTACGTGTCTAACTTATTATACATTATTAGACACGTAATGTCAACTACTTTTTTAAAAAAATATTTCATCTAGTACTTCCATAGGATAAGTATTAATTAATCCGTACTTGCTGTCTACTACTGTACCTGTTCTCATATTTCTTTCCCTGCATATCTTAGTCGCTTTCTTTCCTATAGAAGGCGCGTGGTATGATTTTGGCTTTATTCCTTTTATGTTGGCATAGGCTATTACTGTTAAATGGTTGCTGGTAGCTTCTCTTCTCTGATTATTTTCAAGTCTTGAAATATCTTTCTTAAACTCTTCAACATTTTCTTCAACCGAATTTATCCTTTTCTCAACTTCAACTAGATATTGAGCATTTATCAGCAGTTGCTCTGGGATTGATAGAGTTTTTTGCTCCCTCAAAGCCTCTTTCATTTCTTCAAATTTATTAATATATGCCACATTTAAATCAAACGCTTTCGGTACTGCCGCTGAATATCCTCCAATTAATTGCGCAATTCCTTTTTCTGTAATCAAATAGTTTTTTACGCTTCTTCCGTTTGCAGCCTTGTAATTACTTGGTATATAGAATTGCCCTGAAACTTCAGGTGAATTAAATTTACTTAAATATTCCTCTATTTTTACTAATAAATTATCGTGTCTCACTCCCAACTCTTCTGCCACTCTGTTGCTTGTTGTTACTAATACTCCATTTACATTTTCTACACTTACTTTAATTAAATCCATATCATTTTCTCCTTTTCATTCATTGGTTGTTTTTTATTTGTGAATTTATATAAGAGGTCGGGGAAATTTTTCCTGCACCTATTTGCTTTTTAAACTCTTTCCTAATCATCTTCAACAAATCGCTATGTTCCAATCTTGTTTTATTTCCTTCTTCCTCTCTAAATTTATTAATTAATTCCAATAATTCCAAACTCGTTATATTCTCTTTAACACTTCTGATTACCAGTTCGTTCATTGTCTCACTCCCTTTCTATTTTTTTATTTTCGCTTACCAAAACTCTATAAACTCCACAATATTTCTAGGTTTCACAGTTATTATATTTAGTTGTCATTGTCCTTTCTACTATCCTAATATTACAATCTATATACTCGCTTGTATTACCTTGAGCTGTTACTTTTTTTTGAGTAATAGTTATAAATCCATATTCTTTTATCCGTTTTCTAATTCCTCCACTTCTATTTCCACTTTATCAAATCCACAGCCAACTATTTTTTTAACATTCAGTTCTTCAATCTGCGAATCATCTTCATAAATAATTTTAGTCATTGAATCCAAGATAGCCTTATTGTAGTTGTCTATATCTCTTTTTCTCTTGTCCTTGAAATAAAGCCTTATATGGATTTTCAAACTGTTAGCCAAAGGTTTATACCTAAATTGCTTTTTAAGTTCGCCACAAGCTAAATTTTCAAAGATTTTGCCCCTTTTTGATTTATATCTCCCGTTCGGTTTATTTACCCACAAGGAATTTACAGATGGTGGCATTATGGATAATTCTAACTTTATCAATCCTTTTTTCTCCCTTCTTCCAGCTTAAATTTATACAATTCATCAAATGAATATTCCAAAGCCTTCTGCAATTTATTTTCTGGAATCTCCCAATTAAATTGCTCTATGCTTTTGACTTTTCCACGATGTCTTTTTATGAATTTAAGCCATTCGTTTTTGTCTGTTGTTTTCAGTTCGTTGTTGTCTATCCTTATACAAATGAGTTTTATTTTCATTTAATCTGTTCCATTCCTCGTTTCACAAAGAAGTTGTTGTTTCGTTCCAACTCCTTCAGAAGTTCGTTATCTTCTTGTTGCAACTCTTTTAATTTCTTTTCGATAACCTTTCTTCTTCTTAAAATTTGTTTATTTCTTTTTACTAGGTCGTTTATTCTTACTGTTTTCATCTATCCTCCTAAAATATTTTGATTTGTTCCGCCACAATTCCTCGCTTTTTCTTATGCTTTTTTAAAAACAAGTTTCTAAATATAGCTTCCAAAACTGTTACCACTATACTGTTTCCTGCTTGTTTGTATAATTGTGCATCCGAAATTCCCACAGACTTTGCGGCATAATAGTCCATATCTCTGAATCCCATTAATCGCC